TGAACAACAGCCATTCAGCGTCCTTAGCACGCAGGCAGAACAGATTACCTACACGATCAGGCCCGCACCACTTCACTAGGCTGTCCTCGAAGATGAGGTAGAGCGTTATGAAGTTGTAAAGCTGGATGATGTTCAACTCTTGGCAGTTGACATGGATATGTACCCCTGCACGGCCCGTATCTGCTATCTGAGAGCCGTTCTCCTTGAAGGCATGGGATAGGGTGGCTAGAGATTTGTAAGCCTCAGGAAGCTCTACAGGACGCCTGAGGACATACTCCATTGCCTCACCACGAAGGGAGCCGTCATGCTCACAGCGCCATGCCCCACCAATCTCAGGCAGATTGTTGCCCTCCACCTCAATCTCAATACCGATTGAGCCTTTAGTGGGCTTGTTACGAAACACCTCCCTAACGGTTTCCATCGAGAGTCTCCTGTAAATCTTCAGCAAGCCAAATGAATTTGTCAGCAAGCATAGGCTTATCCTCTAGCCTGCCCACCTTGTCTCCCTTGTACAGAAGATCACCATCCTTACCTACTGCCCATCGTCGGGAGAAAGCAACACTATTGGGAGTGTCCTGCTTGAAGGGGTTGGTTGAAACGAATGAAGCCTTGGCCTCTTCAAGAGTAGGGTAGTTGTTATCCAGGCACTTGGCTAGTACACGGTTCTCTATGTGGAATGGCAACACCCTGCCATGCCCCTTGAAGCGAACAGAGCGCATAGACAACCCTTGCTTCCACATACGGGCAGGGGTACGCATAGCAAACATTGCCCCCCTCTCCGTGTTCACATACCCAAGGCAGGGGGCACGAAGCTTAACAAACTTACTCGTCTGCTTAACCCTGTCGAATACTTTCTCGTCATGCAGACGTTCAAGTGAGAGGGTGAGATCTCCATTCACACCTCGTACAAGGGCAGCCTTACCTCCGTACAGGATGATGGTGCCCTCCAACCGCATAGTTGCATCACGGTGATTGTCGAAGAACATTGGACTCCCTCACATAATAGGGGCAACGAATTCACGACTCGCTGCATCGAAGATAGCACGGGCAAGGTCACGGTCATTAGTGTCGATGGCCTTACGGATGTGCTTGCCATACCGATCACTCACAGACTTGCCATCAAGCAGTTGCTCAACAGCAACCCGAGTATTCTTGTACACACGAGACATGAGGTCTTCACTGCGTACCCAAGCATTAGACAGGCTACGGTATTCAACACCGTAGGGCTTTACACGATAGGCACCAGCCTTGCCATACATAGCACGGCGCTCGTCGTCATTGTCCCAGAAGAGGGAGGGCAGACCGAGGTAGAAGTCAAGCTCACGGGTAAGCATCATCCCTGCCTCACGATGGCCGGGGTCTTGAATGTCCATGCCGTTAGTCCAGCCAACGTGGACATGACCGCCACCAGTACGGAAGTCAACGTCACCATTAGGACGGGGGTTAGCTGCACCTTCCTCATAAGCGTTGAAGTCAGGCTCACAGCCAAGCTCCAGTGCTTCTTCAGGCATGGTGGCAAGGTATTCCTTACCGAACTTAGCCACAGGATCAGCAGCAAGCTCAAAGTCAGGTACCATCTCTGCCAGTTGCTTCATGACAGTGTTGATGTTGGTGATGAAGCCTTGCTCATCCTTAGCGGGGTCGATGTTGAACTCAAGGGCCATACCATCAACCTGTACAGCACCACCCTCCACCTTGAAGGGAGTGGCCTTATCCCCTTGGATGAGGCCGTGTCCGGTGACATACTTAGCGCCTTGCTTAACGAACAGTTCGGGGTCGCAACCGATCATGATTTCCATGACAATCTCCTTTACACAGCCTTAATGTAGTCTTTAACTTCTGCGACTTCTTGGCAATCAGCACACACAAAGCTATCGTGTGCTACCCAGTGGATATTCTTAGCATCGAAGGTGGTGACATTACCAGAACACCAAGCACAGCCGTTAGCTGTTAGCTCGTTGAACTGGTCCTCAGTAAGCAACTTGTTGTTGTAACCAAGGAAGGTGCTGAACTCGTTCACCTCATCGTCATCACCATCGTCCTCAAACTCAATCACTTCTTCAACAGTGCTGAGCTTAAGGTTGACACATGCAGTGTCCCCCACCTTAGAGTATGACGAGACCTCGCCTTCGAACACGCTGTCATAATTCAAGACAAGGGTGTTCCAGAGCTTTGTATCTGGTGATGCAAAAACTCTTACCTCAACTTCGGGAAACTCTTTCATGTGTCCAGTGATGAACCACTGACGATGAGCGTTCTGCTTATGCCCATCGACTTCAAACTCTACGACAGTCTTGATGAGTTTAGTCATCATTGCCGCAGACAGTGGGCTATCTTTTCCTTCTTCGTGTTGCCCAACTAAGGGCTTTTTTGCAGGCTCACTCTTCTTGTTGTGAGGCCAAGCACTAGAGCCCTTATTATGCTGGGCCACTGGAAGAGGGGCCTTAAACTCCGTGAATGCCTGGATGGACACCTTAATTGGACGGCTATTGAACTTACGCTCAATGTCAAACCGATAGATGTTACAGGGCCTAACCTCAATTACGTTCCCGTGCTTAACACCACAGCGTGAAGTAGCAATGCGGAGCATCCACTCTTCACTCGCCCAGAACATGGTTCGGTTGTCCTCAGTCATGGTGTAGTAGAGAGGACGTTCACTGTTACGCAGAAGAATAAGGTCTTCGGTGCGCTTGTCCCAATACGTCAGGGCATATGCACCTTCCAACACAGCAAGGGTCTCATCAATCCCATACTTATCAATGGAATAGAAGATGTTCTCACTATCAACCTCGAATTGCGTATGCTCAGGGAGCCGATGTTGCCCACGGATAGTGCCATTGTGAGCGCCAACAACATGCTCGAACTCAAAGGGGTGAGCATTGATGTTGTTGATCTTCCCCTTGGTAGCGTACCGATTGTGACCAATCAGGGCATACGAGGGATAGGTCATGACGCTGTTATACTCACGACTATCAAACAGGTCATATGGATTGCCCTTCTTCTTGACTAGATTCCAGTCACCTTGAGGGCCAATGGATGCAACACCAGTGCTATGAGGTCCCCGCAGGGTGTCCAACACTAGAAGTGTACGAAATACGTCTTTAGTCTTTGCAGTGATGTCTCCGGCGACACCCGTCAAGCCACACATGGGCTAACTCCTTGAAAAATTTGCTAGAAAAAATCGTGCTAGGCTGCATCTCGAAACTTCGAGAACTCGCATAACTTTGCGACACTACATGCTAGACAGTTTCTTAGACATCTTCTTGAGATGAGAAAGGTTTAGGTCACCTCCATTCTCGAATAGGCTTTTATAAGTGTTAGCTGCATTGCAACAGGCCACCACATTGCCTTTTTCATATCCTTTTGACGCATCAACCCTGTCAATAGTAATATCGGTAGGCCGTTGCCTTACCCCATCATAGGTGGTCAACGGTATGCCAGTGTAATAACATTTCTTTGCGGAAAGCAGGTTTCTAACACTAGTAAGGTTGAGTCGAAACTCTATACCCCTGTCCTTAGCGGATCGAGATTTTCTAATGTAAAATTCTGCAACCTTCCTTTCGAATTTACTATCCATAGGCTACACCAAGAAGTGATTAATTAGAGAGAAGTAATAGTCACGGGTGCTATGGGCACCAGCGAATTCCGGGTGTGGTTGAAAACACAGGCAACGTGTGTCTTCATAGAACACAGCCTCAATGTCCTTGGGATCATTCAGGGCAGTGGTGATGTTGCCCTCATAATCCATGTGTTCTTTGCGTGTAGCCAGCTTCCAGGCCCATCCATCTACCTCACCACGCTTATGAGGGCGCATTATCTGGTGATGAGTGGACGTTACTTCGACATGGGTGCCAAGAAGTTCACTAAAGCACGCATGAGTGCCAGAGATAGCATGATTATTAACATCTTGGTATGTGCGTCCACCGTTCATGACGTTAAGGAATTGAGAACCACGACAGATGCCTAGCATATGCTTCTTGCCAAGACATGTCTCGAATACATCAGACTCAATCTTATCACGAGCCTCATTATTGTATGTGCGAGGGTGACGTAGCTCATTATACAGGCTAGGGGTGACATCCTCACCCCCTGTGAATTGGACAGCGTCAGCCTGATTCAAACTGTTCACAACCTTGAAGCCCTCTTGTCGCTCGAACATAGCGACATATGCAGGGGCCATACCTAGAACATAAACCTTCATACGAAAATCCCCTTAGTAAGCACATGCTTAGCCAGCTTGTCTACATGTACTGAGGTTGATTCGGTTTTCTTAGCCTTAGCAAATGGGTTGGTCTCCACTTTGCCTTCATCAGCACCAACTTCAGTCAAGTAGTGTCGAATATACTTGACGAGAGAGAATTCTCTATCCCGATTCTCAAAGAACATTCGATGCACCCCATGGGCACCCCCTCCCTCATCATACGCAGGGGTGAGATGTGCTGGCCTGTTCTCTACAAACGCTCGACAGCCTCCCTTACCCATGCCATGCATGTCTAGGTGGAAGTGACCTCCCCCTTGGACAGAGGGAGTAAGCATTGTGCCAGAAGTGTCCCTACCCAAGAGACAGCCAATCAGGTGGGCAGTATTACCATCTACACCACGCTCTTCCATCATCTTCTGGACATAACACACGTTGTTATACTCCCAAGGTTGACGGGTTGCAACAAGCGCAGCTTGAAGCATGTTAGCAGGAACAGAGGCAGTGCAGACCACATACTTGTCCTTAGTGTACGCTTCTCGTGCATCCTTGGTTACGAATACATCGGCATACGGGCTACGGTTGATAAGCCAATCGTAATAGTTAATTGCAACTTCCTCATCACAATCCTTTTCTCTGCCACGATTGATACAGGTTGTGATGTATGCGATAGATTTCTTCTCTGCGCTATCAAGGCTCAACACAGTGGCATGACAGGCAGCGTTACTGTTAACCTTCACCTTCCCTGTGTTGTAGATGAAAGCATAGCGGGCTGTTACATTCTGAGACTCTTTCTTGCACGCCTCCTTAGCCTCCTTAGCAATGGCAAGGAGCTCTTCCTTTATCTTTTGTTCAGGCTTAGGAGCACGCTTAGGTACCTGCCCCCTCCAATACTTCAGATCAATTCGTGCGTATGTATTAACAAAGCCGCTGTTGTCCCATCTAACGTGATAGGCAGTACCGATCTTCCTAACGACACTTCCAGGAACATCTGCCGGATTAGCGTCAGCATTACTTCCATAGTAGACAGAGCTAAGGCGGATAGCTACACGATCACCAACTTCCATTGCTTTCATATAAGCCTCTCTAAGCGACGTTACGATTACCCTATGGGGTAGCCTAGGTTAATGCGTTAAAAGCCCTCAGAGGGGCTTACAGGAGCTTCTAGGGGCATTTACCGGGTGTGGTATGCCCTATGGAGTTTCTTAACATTTTGATAGGCTTGACGCTGACATCCATTCAGAATACGAGTGCCAACCACAACAGGATAGAAGCGTGTTGTCCCATCCACATTCACGCCAACAGGATAGAGCTTCTCACGCTGATTCACTTCCACATAGTTGACAACAGGCATACCAGCGAGATTATCACCAAGCAGCTTACGCAGTTTACGTGCTTGTTTACCGTTCATTTTGTCGCCTCAAGTTATTTACTAAACAAAATTGCCTTAGAGCGCATCACGAAACTCGTGACGCTCACATCCAGGTGTCGTACACCCACACTGACGCAGAAAGGAGAAGCAACACAGCGATGATACACATGAGTCCCACGGCTATGGTGCTAACAACCTCTGCAATACGCTCTTCATCGTCGTCATTCACATCTAATTCTCCTGATTTTGTACTAAAACGCTGAAAATTCTGGTATATACCTATACAGGTATTAACTATATAGAGTATTACTAGTATACTCCTAGTATACTCCTGTAGAGAGATTACTATTACTAATCTCCTACAGTATATATACTAGGTATACTCCTAGGTATATGTGTTCCCGTTAGGGAACGTCAGAGTACCATTGGTTGAAGGAAGATGGTTGCATGTAGGTTATCAGAGGTTGTGGTAAGACTTCCAATAGGTTTATAACCTTCCGCAATCTTCCGGTTCACTAGCTCTTCAAGGTGACGAAGGTCAGCACTGCGCACAACAATATACTTATCCATTAGCTAATCTCCCAGCAGATTATACGGCCTGTTCTAACCTTACGCTTGTCCTCATAGCCAGCAGCAAGACATTGTCCTTCTACTTCATCCCTGTCATGTTCCGTTAACAGGGGCCATACGTATACTTTAGCCTTAGTTGGTTTCTTTTTCTGCGTCATTCAAGCCACTCCCCGTTAAGGTCGATGAACTCGACAGCTTGGCTGTCATTGGCAATCTGCCCATGTTCAACCATTGAAAGTAATTCATTCTTCAAGCGTGGTGCTAGGTAGAACATACCAGCGTACATAGCCATACACTTACGCTTAAACCCCATTCTTTCTGGTTTGCTTACGATTTGCATGACGGTTCCTCCATACCTGACGGAATACATACCAGTAGACTATAAGTCCAAAGGCTAGGTTAAATACGCCCCTCACCAGACGAGAGACGGAACGCTTCAGGATTTTCACGGGCTAGTTCCTCCCGGTGCTGGGCGAATTCATCCCCATACATGCCTGATTTCATGAACTCACGTTCTGCTGGTGTAAGATAGGGTGCTACACGCTGAATAAGAGCCCCTTCCGCCCACTTCTCATAGTCCAGTGGTGCAATGGGAATTTCTAGCGTACGTTCAATTCCGCTATATGCGGACACCATAGTTATCATCATTGTGCTTTCCCCTTGAATGGCTCAGTAATACGCCATACGTGCCTACCATCAGGTAAGCGTAATCCAGAGCAATACAATTCACAGTCTAGGAATTCAGCAATCTTACGACGAGAATACTGGGCACTGGCACGGGTGACATGCTTTGAAGGGAAGTCTAGTTTAATCATCATGATCAGTTTCCTTATGTGAGAATCCAATACCAGAACACGCATTGCAGAGCAAAGAACACAATGGGCGCACCAAATATACGCCAATAACAATACAGTTTCATGTTAAGCCCCTAATGTATAGTCCATGATCCACACTCCTGACATACGTACTAAGCTGTGAACCTGACACTTTCCCGGATAGTTTGCTAGGTGCGTGATACGAGCGGACAGCAAAGCAAACGATTGGAAGCCTTCGACATAATTCATTTTAACTCTCACTCGATTGTCTAAATAAATTGCCAGAATAATTCCGGCCAGAGTGCATCGTAAAACAAAAATAAAAAGGCAAACAAAAGCCCGACATCCATGTAGGACAGCGGGCTATATTAGTGCCAGGATTAAGCAGCCTCATCCACTTGCTCAGCTTTAGGGACGGCGGCGCCTTCCAGTGCAGCCATGAGATCGTGGACGCTTACCTCTTCCACGCCAATCATGGCATTGACCACATCCTGCATGGAGAATCCACCCTTATCCTCATCCATTGCCTTAGTGATTGCCTTTTGAATCTCTTTCGCATAGTCAACAGGCTTGGCATCCATCTTGACGTTATTAGACCATGACCAAATGTCGTTGGCCTCATCTTCCAGCCATGCAGCAATTTCAGCAGCGCACTTGTCCCAACGCTTCTTAGACTTCTTATTGAATGCCAGTGCTACACGCTGCCCCTTGCCTTTGATAGCGTAATCCTTCACATCATCCCAGTTTGAGCTGAATGCAATGAAGTGATGGAAGTATTGCACAGCAATACGATGGTTAATCGGGGTAAGAATAAACTTACCATCGCCGTCCTGACCTAACAGAGTATTGACAGGTCGAACGTCCTCAGTTTCAAGCACATAGGACAGGATGTCACGGCTGAGTGTGCGCAGTCCCTCTTTAGTGATTTTCTCAGCCTGTGCTACCTTGCCAATGGTATCCATGAGTGCTTCGAAAGTGATAGCGGTCATGATTGCACCTATACAGTTGATTGATAGATGGTACTGAGTGTACCCGTAGCAGCACAGCGTGACATAATGCTGGCACGTTCCGATGATTCTGTCAGCGTGCCCGCTGTGCTACCGGCTAGACTCAGAGCTTGTCTAGTAGCGTTACCCGTTGGAACGTAGACTGAACTATTCAGGCTGATTAGGCTAGGATCACAACCTTCCTAGTCCAGTCCCAATAGTCCCATCGGGCCTAGTTTAACGTCTACTGGCAGTGGCCTCGCCGCGTTTCCCCGGAGCATACCAGTCGACTATCCAGGCACATGTATGTTTTCAAACATACCAGCCAGCATGTCATGTCACGTTCATCGTCACTAGGCTGCACTCACGTAAGTTCGAACCCGACTCACGCCCGGCGGTTAGCTTGCGTCTGACTTCCCAGACTGTACGCTTGGCATATTCCACTCGGATTGTTGGGTCCCAGCCTAGCTACTTGGCAGCGCCTAGCATACCATGTTCACTATCTGTTATACCTACCTTGTGGCGTACGCTTGGCATAGACTCGCCTCGCCTTCACCTTGTCACGCCTACTTGTGGCATGGGCTTTTTAAGGATTCAACCTAGGTCAGCCAACCTTGTCTCACATTCTACTGCATCTTACGCTTACTGTCAACACTTTCTTTTGAGGAGTAGCCTGAGCCCGGAGGTTCAAGCTGCACGTCTCACGACGTTCTGCCTTACATACTGCACTTGCTTGCTTGCTGCTGCTGTCAAGGCTGATTGAGTAGGGCGCTTAGTAGCGGATGCTCAACCTGTACACTTGCGGACTAGGGTTTTAACGTCTTTATCCTTGACTGTCCCGCTTGTGCTGCCTTGTGCCTTACACTTTAGCTTGTCTTACCTGAGTTGTCAAACTTATTTTGTGACCTTAATGTAGCTGCCTTGCATCACGTTATTAGCTTGGCTCATCAGAGTAAGGAAGCTATCCCTTACTGACGCCCAGCTTACGCTAGGCGTTTCGCCTTGTCAATAGTTTATTTCTGATAGTATCTAAATGTTACATCGCAAGGCTTATCCCTGGACAGTTTAAAACCCCATGCTTCACAAGCTAAGTGCAAGGACTCTATTGATATGGATGCTTTGACAGGCTGCCATTCGGGAAAATCAGACTTCCTTCCGTATTGGTCTACATCGTAGCATTTGGAATAAACAGACCCGTTATCAATTAGGATGTCATAGATTCGCATGTCTTGCGCTCCTGTTGCGTTGATGACAATTGCATAATGGCAGACCACCAAGGAAAGCACAACAAAAGAAAAACTATAGGTTGAGCATAGGCTGATAGCTACAACCTATAGCCTCATACGTATAGAGAGGAACGCGCATACGCGATAGCACATACAAGCGTGCTTGTCAATAGTCATACACACTCGCTTATAGCGTCAGACTATACACTCGCCGGAGGCGTATAGAGTAAGCCTATATGCCAGGGTAAGTGTATGATTATGCTGAGGAATAGTGCATAGCTATTAGATGAGGAGCTATTGATTGGGGGAATTGTGTGGCTTTGCCACGTCAGATGTGATAAGGGGCAATGTTATAACATAACATGTACATTTATACATGCTGTACATATGCACAGGGGTGCCCCTCCCCACCAAGGGGGGGTATGCCCCCGTCGTGTACTAGTGCATAGCCCCTCATTACTTTTTACGAGAAATTACGGAGAAACGGGATGGCCGGTAGACCTAGGAAATACGCTTCTGAGGAAGAACGCAAAAGGGAATATGCTAGACGTGCTAGAGAAAAGTACGCTAAGAATAAGAACGAGGTAAGGGATTATAATACCGAACAACGTACAGAAGCTTATCGAGGTACTAAAGCCTACCGTTTGTATTTCTCAGCTAAGACTAGGTCTAAGAAACTGGGCATACCTTTTGATCTCACTATTGACTTCGTAGCAAAGATCCTTGATGAAGCAGAAGTGTGTCCTCTTTTAGAAATCCCTTACGATGATGAAAGATACACTCAAAGTCTTGATAAGAAAATTCCAGCCCTGGGATATACTAAAGAGAACGTATGGGTAGTCTCTAGAAGGGCCAACTCTATTAAGAACGATGCTTCTATAGAGGAGCTTGAGCTTATCTTAAAAAATATGAAAGACAAGATGTAACTCCTCTACACTCGCAGCTCCGCTGCATCAACACTATTAACGCAGAAAGAAACAATATGGTTAGGAGAAACAGCAATGGCTGTGAATGATAATATTAGGAATGCCTTAGAAAGTTATGGAGGTTTCTCCATTAACACTAGGGTTTATAACTATCTTGGTAGTCTAGGTTATACAGGCACTATCAGTGATAGGCTTGCTAAATATAGCTACGAAGACAAGAAAGGTTGGCAAGCCCTTATTGCTAGGTATGCTGGAGGTCTCTCTGAGCTTCTCCAATTACAACAGTTGCTATTCGGTAATGGGGAGCAAGGTCTGCTCTTCGTACCAGAGCCAGGTCTTGAAGGCGAAGACGTGCTCTATCAGGACGCCGCTGGCACCACGCTTGCCGATGCCAATGGTGATCCGGTGGGCAGAGGCGACGAGTTCAGCGGCAACAACAATTCCCTGACCCAGAGCGTCTCCGCCGACCGGCCCCTTTACCAGACTGATGGGAGTTTGCATTGGGTTGAGGGAGATGGGGCTGGCGACCATCTAGTAGTCCCTTGGGTACAAGATGCAAGTAGCAGTCAGAGCATGTCGTTTGCTGTTGAGCAGGTGGAAAGCAATCAATTTCGGTATGTATTCGGGGCAAATTCTGACGAGGGTGTCAATGCTATTGTAAATTCAGGGGTTCTAAGGGCGTTTGTAACAACAACTGCGGGGGGAGGTATTGCACTAGAGGGGTCAACTATATCAAGTGGGCAGCCATTTATATATACAGTGACATGGGATAGAAGCAGCGGTGATCTTCGGATATATCTAAACGGTGTACTCGATGCCAGTAAGACTACCCCTGTTGCCGACCTAGTGCCAGCTTCAAACCACGCTCTCTTAAATAGAGGTCCGTCAGGTTCTCAGCACTATAAGGCGAAAGTATATGGCGGTGCTGCATCTAATTGGTTGTGGGATGAGGCAACTAGAGAAAGCGTTGAAGCCTATCTAGCCAAGCTCGTGGGGCGCACGCTATGAAGACCACCGACTACACCCGCACCGTGACTCTCGCTTGCCCCGCTGCGGGTATCGACGACGCCAACCATCTGGCTCTACTCCTTGGCGAGTCCAGTGCCGACATCAACACCTTCCGCCAGCCGGGCTGCACCAAGGACGGCATCGAGTACGCTACCACCCACGCGGCGGTTAAGCCCGTGTTCCTCGGCCCCACGCAGACCGGCACGCTCCCCGAGACACCGCCCCATGCCGAGGGTCTGGTGGACCGGGAGGCGGCCCAGCGGGCGTTCGACTCGCTTAACCAGCCGGGCGGGCTGCTGATGGCCGTGGATGTTGATCCTCATGCCCAGTTTACCGAGTGGGGGCTAACACCAATTATTACAGAGGAAATCTGATGTCTGTTGAACTGAACAATATCACCTCCGGTTATTCAACCGGATTGATTAATGACAACTTCCAACTTGTAGAAGACGAACTGAATAATAACGTTCTTCGTCGTGACGGTCTCTCTTCTGGAGAGGCCAATCATATGGAAGTTGGGTTGGATATGAATAGCAATTTCGTATACAACCTCCCAGAGCCAGTGCTTGAACATCAAGCAGCCCGTCTTCAAGATGTGCAGAATGCTATTCAAGGCAACTCTTCAGCAAATCTGATTACCTTCACGCCTTACGGATCAATTTCCTCTGGAAATGTACAATCAGCTTTACAAGAGCTGGAAGAGGAGGGGAATCAGCGTGACTCGGACATTAGCCAACTTCAGACAGATGTTACTTCTATTGAAGATACTTTAAGCAGTAATATCTACGCTCTGAATGTAAAAGATTTTGGCGCAGTTGGAGATGGAGTGACTGATGATGGTCCGTCTGTTAGGTCTGCTATTGAAGCGCTGGTAGAGGGACAGACTCTCTACTTTCCCCCTGGGCATTATTTCACGGCCTATGCAGACCACACTGTGCTTTCCAACTGGATACTCATTCAGGAAAGCGGGTGCACTCTCACTGCGTCCCCCGGAACAGTTACCTTAGAGAATTTCTTAATCGCTGTAAGTGGGTCTTTCGACACCCCTATCAATGTAGGAGCCAGCGGTTTCACATCAGGCGATGAGGTTATTTCTACAGCGTCTGCTCATGGCTTATCTCAAGGGGATGTAGTCCAGTTTCTGTCACAGATTAACTCCTACTCGACGGATGCAGGATCGTTTCAACTTGGCAGCAGGAATCCCACAAACAACACTCTTCCAGAGTTCCGCTTCTCTGAGATACATAAAGTACAAGAAGTGATTGACTCTACATCTTTCCGTATTGACAGCGTTGTCATTTATGCTGATTACGCCGACAATACTGTGGGGCTCAATGATCCCATGGCCGGTGTTACTAGCGCGCAAATTAGGAAGATAAATGCTGTGCATGACACGTTGTTCTACGGACTGATTTTCACCAATGTCGATAATGACAACTTCCGTGAGCTTTACGCAAGCGGGGCTTACAATGTAAGTTATGAGAAGTGCGGTTTTATTACAGAAGGCCGACCAGGCCGCCATCTTCGCACACAAAACTCCTATGGAATCCGTCTCAAGGAATGTTGGGAGCGAAGAGCTCCAGTCGGAGCCAGCGGAAGTTCTTGGAACTCGTTTGTCATTGCGGGGGGAAGCCAGAACGCCTTTTTCTTCGATTGTGATTTCAAAGGCGGACAGCAGTGCATTGACTTCACTCCTTCAGCAAATAATCTTGATCCATTCTACCTAAGCGATGACCTAGGTGGTACGACAGTTCAGGTTGTAGGCGTTAACAATTGTAAGATGGAGGATTGCAGTGACGCAGCTACTTCCCATCCTGGGACATATATCTGTTTCTTCCACGGCAACCAGTGTACTAATGTAAGGACAGGTTTTCGAGGAAGAAGTCGGAATATGTCAATCCAGAACAACATGATAAAAGCTAATGATGTTGGTGTGGAGCTCTCCGCTTTCTACGAAGATACCCTGATCTCTGGAAATAATTTTACACAGGCTCAGATTGCAGCATATGGATCACCAGCAGGGGGGTGGTCAGGTGTCTCCATTGTCCCCATGAGCTCGGAGACAATGAATAACAACGATGTGAAGAATGTTGCTATTCGTGAAAATACCTTCGTATCGTTTACATCTGATTCAGGAGATATGGGTGTACAGTTGCGTCACGTCAGTAATGGAGTGCCGCCCAGTGGATTGTTTACTGAGTTCACAGACGCTATTAAGACTAACCTGTCTAGCTATGATGTAAGCGCGAATAAGTTTTATCGCTGCGGGGTGCAAGTTAATAGTTTCATAAATGGCGTTAACTGCATGAGGAATAATTTTGATGAAGGTGGAAACCTAGCCGCATATTTCGAATCGGTAGCAGACAGTGCTAGGCACCGTGTTGGTCTTAATATGTTTGACGGTGGGCAGCCAACTAATACTATTGTAACTAAAGCCCCCGCTACTCTCACATATGGGTACAACACTGCCCATAGAGTTAGCAATAACTTATATGCGATTGGGGTTGCTAATAATAGTCTAGCAGACTCTGCTGCATTTAGCACGGATTAATATTATGTCTTGGTATGAAAAACTTCTAGATACAGCTAAGGACGTCTCCCCCATCGTAGCAGGTGGGGCAGCTATGGCAGCTAGTGGAGGCAATCCGGCTCTAGGAGCCCTTGTAAGCTCGATTGTAGGTAAGCTAGTAGGGGAGCCCAACCCCAACCTAGAAAAAGCCTCACAGCAGCTTCTAGGCGATCCTAAGGCCATCTCTGACTTCAGGAAGGAGATGAGGGAAGCAGAGATTAGGGAATTGGAGATTAGGTCTAAAGATACACAGAGTGCTCGAAACATCCTTAAGTATAGCAAGGGGCCTGTAGTAATCTCCACCCTCATCGTAGCTGCTTTCTCTGTTCTTGTCTTCCTTGTTATGTTCGTAGCTATTCCGGCAGCTAGCCAAGCTGTAGCCTATATGCTTATGGGCTCTCTTGCTACTGCCTTTACGCAAGTATTGAACTTCTGGCTAGGCACTTCCGTAGGAAGCAAAGAGAAAGACTCTACCATTTCTCGCTTTGCAACGGCTGCTGAGCTTGACCAGAAGAATCGGAGGAACAATGGAAGTTGATAAAAAAGCAATGCTAGATGTGAGGGGGCGACCTCTCACTCAGTCTCTGTTCCTTGAGATGGGTTATCAGGAAGACTTCGCTATTTACACACTCAAGGATTGGGACTGGCAGTACAATGGGAAAACATATCCGTCCATCAAGCGGCTCTATCTGTCTCATGATGATCCTCTTGAGTACGATTTTGCCACTACTTATTTTCTTGGCTGGAATCACTGGCTCCGTCTTTGTGAAAATAAGGCTATTAGAAAATTTATTGACGAATGGCGCACAGAGCTTGAGCTTAAGCTTGCTTCTCAGTCGATCCGTAACATCATTGATATGACTGCGGACGAGAAGGGATTCCAAGCAGCCAAATATGTAGCTGAGCGTGGGTGGAATAAGAACCCTGTGGGTCGTCCTAAGAAGGATACATCAGACTATGACGCTAAAGTTGAAGAGCGTCTTAATGAAGAGTTTGGGGATGATGTAAAACGCCTTAAGGAAAAATTCGGTAGCTAATTATGGAACAGTGGCAGAAGGAAGCTTATAAGAAGCTTGAGAAGATGCCGCCTGAAGCTAAGGCGCTCAGGGAACGAGCGCTCGATGATCTATACTTCTTTGCATGTCTGGTTAACCCAGGCTATATGTATGGACAAATTCATCGAGACCTTTACAGGTGGATGCAAGACTACAATTTGTTCGGGCAAGAGGAGAACCTGACTTCTAACAAGCTAATCATGCTTCCTCGTGCCCACCTAAAGTCTCATATGGTTGCTACTTGGTGTGCGTGGATTGTTACTCGTCACCCTGAGATTACCATTCTCTATATTTCTGCAACAGCAGAGTTAGCAGAGACACAGCTTTACGCAATCCAGAACATCTTAGGCTCTACACAATATCGTCGCTACTTCCCCGAGTATATCAACCCTCAAGAGGGCAAGCGGGAGAAGTGGTCAGTTAAGAAGATGAGTGTTGACCATCCTAAGCGTAAGGATGAGGGCATCCGTGACGCAACTATTGCAACTGCTGGTCTAACCACTAACACTACAGGCTGGCACGCTGACATCATTGTAGCGGATGACTTGGTTATCCCTGAGAATGCGTACACCGAGGATGGCCGTGAGAACGTCTCTAAGAAAGCCTCGCAGTTTACCTCTATCCGTAACGCAGGCGGCTTCACAATGGCTTGTGGGACCCGCTACCACCCTGCTGACATCTACTCTGTGTGGAAGAAGCAGGAGTATGATGTATTCAATCCTGACATGGAAGTAATTGATAAGCGCCCTGTCTGGGAGATTAAGGAGTATGCGGTAGAGGTTGATGGGGTGTTCGTATGGCCTCGTACAGTGCGCTCTAAGGACAACAAGGCGTTTGGTTTCGATGCTAATACGCTTGCACGTATCAAGGCAGAATATGAGGACAGGGTTCAGTTCTTCGCTCAGTATTACAACGATCCTAACGATCCCGGTTCAGAGCGTATTACGCATGACAAGTTCCAATACTACAATCAGAAATTCCTGAGAAGGGATGGTGGCACTTGGTACTTTAAAGACAAGAAGCTTAACGTCTATGCTGCTATCGACTTCGCCTTTTCTCTGAACAAGAAGGCTGACTATACAGCGATTATTGTTATTGGTATTGACTGTGACGGTAATATCTACGTTCTTGACATTGATAGATTCAAGTCTGACAAGACTATTGAATACTTCAGGCATGTAGCAGACCTACACTCTCGTTGGCACTTCAAGAAGGTGAGAGCAGAGGTTACAGTTGCCCAGCAAATCATTGTCAATGATATCAAGGACTACATCAAGAAGGAGGGCATGCTGCTCTCTGTGGATGAGTATAGGCCAAACAAGACCGAGGGTAGCAAGGAAGAACGTATGGCTGCCACACTGGAGCACAGGTACGACAACCTACTCATGTGGCACTTTGAGGGAGGCTACATCCCTGTTCTCGAAGAAGAGCTTGTACAGGCACGCCCTGCACACGATGACGTGAAGGACTCTCTCACCTCTGCTATCGGTATTGCTGTAAGACCTAAGCAGTCAAGGACTAAGACGGACGTACTTGGTATGTTCGATACATCAGTTAAAGCCCACGGCAGATTCGGAGGCGTGGCATTCCGCTAAGAGGAAGATATGGCTAAAAAAGTCGTTGCTGAGATTGCTGAAGCGTTTGCACAGGATGAGCCCTCTGGGTTCGTATCTCACCTGTGGGACAACTTCAACAACCAGCGTCAAGAGAAAGTAAATGAGTGGCTAGAGCTACGCAACTATGTGTTTGCTACAGACACCTCTAGTACAAGCAACGCTTCTCTCCCATGGAAGAACTCAACTACGCTCCCTAAGCTTTGCCAGATTCGGGACAACCTTCACTCCAACTATCTAAGCTCTCTGTTCCCGAATGACCGCTGGATGAAGTGGGTTGGGTACAGTCAACAAGATAGTGTGCGTGAGAAAGCAGACGCAATCCAAGCATACATGATGAACAAGGTTAGGGAGTCTCGCTCTAGAACTGAGTTCTCTCGTCTTCTGTACGATTATATTGATTATGGCAACGCCTTCGCTACTGTAAGTTTTGAAACCACCTACAAAGAGCTACCAGATGGAACTCGTGTCCCTGAGTATATTGGTCCTAGGCTGCATCGTATCAGTCCTCTTGATATTGTATTCAACCCCCTAGCTACAGACTTTCGTGACACCTTTAAGATTGTACGCTCTGTAAAGACCCTAGGAGAGCTCAAGAGGCTCGCAGCTATTGACCCTGAGCAATCCTATTGGTTAGATGCTATCGAGCGCAGAGAGGAGCTCTCACGCAAGCTGGGTGGCTATTCCATTGAGGACTTCACGAAAGCTGTGGGTTTCGAGGTTGATGGCTTTGGTAGCCTGTACGAATACTTCCAGTCTGACTATGTAGAGATTCTTACCTTCTACGGGGACTATCACGACAAAGAGACTGGTGAGCTTAAGACTAACCAAGAGATTACCATTGTTGATAGGAGCTTCACTGTCGATCAGCGTGACATCCCCTCTTGGCTTGGACATGCCCCCATCTACCATGTTGGCTGGCGCTTCCGTCCTGACAACCTGTGGGCCATGGGCCCTCTTGATAATCTGGTAGGTATGCAATATCGTATCGACCACCTTGAGAACCTGAAGGCTGACGCTATGGACCTCTCTGTCCATCCGCCCCTCAAGGTTATTGGTGAGGTTGAAGAGTTTGTCTGGGGGCCAGGTGAAGAGATTCATATTGACGAGAACGGTGATGTTCAGGAGCTTGGTCAGAACCTGAATGGTATCATCATGGCGTCCAATGAAATTCAGTCCCTAGAAGACCGTATGGAGATGTATGCGGGCGCTCCGAGGGAAGCCATGGGGGTACGTACTCCTGGGGAGAAGACGGCCTTAGAAGTCCAAACTCTGAGCAACGCAGCAGGACGCATCTTCCAAGAGAAGATTACTTCCTTTGAGATTGAACTGCTTGAACCCATCCTCAATGCTATGCTTGAGACAGCTAAACGCAATCTCGATCAAGCTGACGTAATCCGTGTTATGGACAATGACATTGGGCTTGAGTCCTTCATGACTGTTACGAAGGACGACATTACTGCTAACGGTAAGATTCGTCCTATTGGAGCTCGTCACTTTGCTAAGCAGTCTCAAGACCTTCAGAACCTTGTTGGCGTTATGAACTCTCCGATCGGTCAGATGATTGCGCCTCACACCTCCGCTAAGGAGCTCTCACGCTTCGTAGACGATGTAATGGGCCTTAGTGGCTGGAACATCTTCCGTCCCAATGTGGCCATTGCTGAGCAAGCTGAGACGCAAGGTTTGATGAACCAAGCATCAGAGGACTTGGAGGTTGAATCTCAAGCGCCTACTGAGGACAATGTATGAAGACTAACTGGATTGCCGGTCTAAAAGACCAAGACCGGAAGGATGAAATCAGGCAGTCTTTTAACGCATCAATCGTCATGCGTAGACGCCTAATGGAGCTACTTGAGAAGAAAATGAAAGAGTCATGGATGTCCTCCCTCGGGGAGGGCTCCTATGAACGCCCTAATTGGGCGCTAGAACAAGCAGACGCAAGAGGGTATGAACGCGCTATGCGCGAGATTATGTCCTTAATTAAGTAAATTTATGCAATTTTTGTACTAAAACGGCGAAAATTCTGGTATATACATATACAGGTATATAATATAGAACAGGATAGAGTAGTAAAAACAATGTAAATTGTATAACTACTCAAAACTTACGTTAGTAAGGAAACTGTTCCTTATATACTTAAACTAATTTAAGGAGTAACCGATGACAGACCCGTCAAACGGTTCAGTGTTTGGTGAACAATCGCAGGAGACCCCTGCACAAGAACAGCAGCAACAGCAGGCTCCCGCTAACGGCCAAGAGAATGGTCAACAGGGCCAACAGCAACAGCCTGCACAGCAATCTACTGCGTCATCTGGTGATGTCTTTGCCGACCAGCTTGCATCAATCAAGAATGAACGCGGGGAGCCCAAGTACAAGGACCTTCCAACCGCTATTGAAGCACTGAAACATTCGCAAGAGTATATCCCTCAAGTCAAGCAGGAAAATGAAACGCTGAAGCAGGAACTCGACCGATTGAAAGCAGAGCTTGAACAACGCGGTAGCCTGGAAGAGACTGTGGAACGGCTCACTGCTCGTCAACGGGAAGAAGCAGCCCCTTCTCCACAAGAGATGCAGGGACTCACCCCGGAGCAGGTAGAGGAATTGCTGGAACAACGGCTCACCCAGCGTGAGCAGCGCCTGAAGGCCCAAGCTAACGAGACTCAGGTCTCTGAAGCTATTACGGCCAAGTATGGCGAGAAGGCCCGAGAAGTTGTACAGAGCAAAGCTCAAGAGTATGGCATGACCCCTGCTGAGATGCAACAATGGGCCGCCAAGAATCCTAAAGCGGTTCTTGCTTTGTTCGAAGTAAAACCTACCCCGCAAGGGAATAAACCATCTAGCTCAAGCGTAAACATTCCGCCTGTGCGACCTAACGACTCTAATGAACTCCAACCGCCCGAGAAGTCACTACTACGAGGGGCGAGTATGAAAGATCAAATGGAGTATATGCGTCGTGTACGGGAGAGTACAAACAAACGCTTGGGTATTGAGAACTAAGGAAATCTTGACATGCAAGTAACTAATAATACCCGTGCGTTCATCGAAGCGGAGCAGTACTCCGACTTCATCCTGATGAACCTCCATGATGGTCTCCTGCCGGAGTCCTTCTACCGTAAATAAGTTGCGGTTGTTCCTCTAAATAACGTGGAAGCGAAAGCTAACACGAGAGAAGATATTTCTTACCCAAGGGGTAGATTGTGAAAGAAACTGATATTAAGTACCTTGCCGGTCTGCTAGATGCAGACGGATCGTTCTTCTTTAATTACTCGGCTAATCGAGCATACCTGACAATTGCACTGGACTTGTCCACAGGGATTGATAAGGATTGCGAATATACTAATTGGCTGTGTAAGGAAGTTGGGGTTAAGCCCTGCATCCATAAAAGAGAACTGAACGCTAAAGATTCTATGTCTATCAAGATTGTTATCTCCAAGCGTTCAGCTATAGAGACATTGGTTCCTCGTCTGGTTAAGTATTTGGTGATTAAAGGGGGGCATCTAAACAGGCTCTATAGTAAGTGGCAAGAAGTACGAGGGCGTAGGCTCACAGATGAGGAAATAGAGGAACTCAAGGAGTTCACTAAAATCTCTCGCAAAGAAGTCGGCCCTGTAAAAGCAAAAGAGTGGCTGCCTAAGGCTTATGTAGCAGGGTTCCTTGATGGGGACGGGTGCTATACTATGAAGAAAAGCTCAGGCACTTACAATATCTCTACTATCTCTGAGGTTGGGGATAGGATTGTAGCGGACCTCTTGTTCAAGCAGTACGGGGGAAAGCTCTACTATCAAGAGAATTGGATCAGGTGGAGGCATCCACTTGGCCGCACTAACAAATCTTTTGCTATTAAATTCCTTCGTGATATGCACAGACACTCTCGTCTGAAACGTCACAAGATTGAACAGTTTCTTCACTATCACTCGCAACGACTAACTGAGGAGCCTCCTACGGGAGAAGTTATAGTCTAGCTTGCTATATGCAAGTTGAATGTGACCGATTTTAATAGCGGTGACACCCTCCACATCAAAACTGTCGGTTCTGTCACCATTCAAGAAGCTGCTGAAGACACTCCGCTTGTCTACGCGCCGATTGAGACTGGTGAAATCACCATGCAGCTTACTGACTACTTGGGAGATGCGTGGCACGTGACCGACGATCTGCGTGAAGATGGTACTAACATCGACATGCTGATGACTCAGCGTTCTATCGAGTCCACCCGTGCCATTCAAGAGCACTTCGAGACTCGCTTCCTTGAAACTGCTAACGCAGGTCAGGTTGACGCTGATCCGAACACCATTAACGGTTTCCCGCATCGTATTGCTTCTAGCGAAAGCAACAACGTGTTCGCCCTCTCTCACCTGATTGCTATGCGTCTTGCCTTCGATAAGGCTAACGTCCCGGCTGAAGGTCGCATCGGTATTGTTGACCCGGTTGCAGAGGCAACTCTGAACGGTCTCGTCACCATCACCTCCGATGTGTCTCAGTTCGCTGCTAACATCATCCAAGGCGGTATGGCTTCTGGTCAGCGGTTCATCATGAACCTGTATGGCTGGGACATCCTTACCTCCAACCGTCTGCCCAAGGGCGACTTCGGTGATGGTACCACCTCTGTGACTGGCGGTGTTGCTAACATCTTCATGTCTGTGCTGGACGACCAGACCAAGCCTGTGATGGCTGCATGGCGTCGTATGCCCAAGTCTGAAGGTGAGCGTAACAAGGACCGTGCTCGTGATGAGTTCGTGGTTCGTGCTCGTTGGGGCTTTGGTGTTCAGCGTGTTGACACTCTCGGTGTCATCATCACTTCCGCATCTAACTACTAATAGGAGGACACCATGGCTTACGAAACTTCTGCTTTTGGTTCCGCAGATGGTAGCAACGTCGAGCAGACTGTTAGCAACCACTATGGCGCTCGTGACGTGGGTAACGTCGAAGGCGTGACTCGTACTGCTGGCGCAGATAACGAAGCTGTCATGAACTTTGACGGTGACGCTCTTGACCTCCCGGTCTACGTCCCCGCTGGTTCTTACGTGTACGACATTGCAGAGGAAGGCGCTACTGGCGCTATCACCACTGCAACTGTTGGCGGCACTGACATCTCCGGTGCTGGTGGCACTTCTGGCGGCACTACCGATCCTCTTGTTGTAGGTCCTGTCGGTGGCGAACTCGTCATTGAAGGTCCTACCGCTGGCTCTGTGATCGTGTACTTCCGCCATCTCGCTGCCTAATAGCTGACAACACCCCGGACGCTTCTGGACTGGGAGCTCCCGGTCAAGCGCACCATCCGGGGTTACTTATAGAGCCGGGTCAGGTATTTCCTGGCCTGGCTTTTTTCATATTAGGAGAAAGAAAACATGGCGGTAGAACATCGTGATCTACCTGAGAGCGGACTGCATGAGCCAAAGGGTGCAAGCCTTGCTGCCTCTGACCGAGTGTATATCTCGGACGGTGCTGGTAGCGGGACATGGGCCAAGGTAGATGCAGACACTCTTCAGGGCGTAATTAGCAATGCAACAGCAGCAGGGCTTAGGGTTGTAACAGACGGC